TCCCTGGACATTGTATTCCTCGTCGGTCTCGTCCTGCCCGATGACGAACCGCCCCCGCAAGTCAGGTACGCGGAAGTATCCCACATTCGTCCTGTAAGGGACTCCCGAAGCCGATTTTGCCGTATTGAACGCTCCATCCAGCACAGTGGAAAGTTCCGGATAATCCTCCGTTTTCAGTTGCCTCCCGTCACAGAGCACGTAGTTGTCGGGGACGTTCTTCCCGGCCCACATCTGTACGCAGCCCAGGGGTGACGGTGCAAGTCTTTGAAGGTCCTCTTCGTGCTTCTTCCTAAGCTCAGCGATGAGTTCCTCCAGTTCCGTATTGGTCTTGATGTATTTAAAATCTTCCCATTTGAAATTCTCCGTACCGAGCCCGGCTGCAAGTATCCGACGCACATAAGCCTTCGGGTAGCTGTAGCCCTGTGCCTGCACACCGATATCCTCTGTTTTAACATAAACACCTGTTGTCACACTACCGCCCTCGAAATAGAGCACCTCACCATCGGGGAAATCCTTCGTCTTAACGAACACATACCCTTCACCGACACTGGTTCCAGCTTCATCAGGCCGACAGCCGGTCAGTACTGACTTGTCGCCAGCAATATTCCCGAGCACGGCCACGAGGGCCGTATTCATCTGCATGGCATCCATCGTCTCACAGTCCAAGGGAAAGTCCCTGTTTGGCTGCTGCAAAAAATTTGCTATTACCGTTTTCATTTCCTTCTATATTTCGTTGATAGTTCATTGTCCATTTTTTCCCTGCTAACTTATAGGTGTCCACCATGGCGCGCAGTCGCGCCATGTCTGCCTCCTCCGCCACCTCCATCGGAACGTTCACGGTGAAGTTACTGCCGGCTGCACCGCCGAAGCCCTGGACGTTGATGATGACGGGAAGTTCAGCCTTCCTGTGCCGGAGCCGTCTGACACGTGCTGTCTCTCGCTTGAAGATAAAGACATGATCTGTCTCTTTCTCTTCCGTATCCGTAATCGTAATTTTGCGTCGGATAGGGTCGAAGGCATCGTTCAGCATTCCACGTAGATGGCATACCTGCCCATTGTGCTTTATCTCGTAATCCCGTTCTTCCTTCCAGGAGAGGAATTCCATGTAGGCAATAACTATTCCCTGCATGAGGCTTCTCAGTAGGCTGGTCATTACAGGCTTTCTCAGGCATACGGGAAGTAGCTCAACGGCTAATCGTTTAAAGTCTGTCAGCTGCATGGTCAGTACGCTTTCATGTTAATCGTGATACTTCTTTCCTCGAAATAGCCTGCTGCCGGCACATATCGGGCGTTGATAAGGTCTCTTTTCCCGTTTTCCTCTGCCTGCGCGTATGCTGTCTTGAGTTCGACTATTTTCACCCCCTCTACCACTTGCAGTGTGTCTGTCAGTGCCATGTTCGTATATTCCCCGTTGAAAGGCAGGTTTCTTATGTAATTCCCGATGGCCTCCCGGCAGTTTTCTTCTACCGACGAAGGCAGCAGTACGGGATTGTAGTAGATATCCAGCTCGCAGTCGAACCGGTCGGGCTTGCGGTTGACCAGACTGATCCTTACTCCCGCGTCCTTTATCTCTGCAAGGTAGGCAGCCACCTCATGTTCTGTTTCTGTGTCCAAGGGGCTTCGCCGGCCGTTTTTTTCTCCGGCGACCTTTACGATCAGAATTGAAGAATCAGGGCTTTCAGAGGCTGCGGCATACTTAACCACCCTTGCCTGGGCAATCTCCGACTCTGTCATTCCCTCCGTGTCGTATCGGTCGGTGTCCTGTTGCAACTCGTGCCCATGCATGAACCGCAGCGTGCGGTCCCGGTACCATTTTGCGCGGTGCGGAGTCTCGGCTTCGATAAGGTGTTCCACCTCCGACTTATAGTCGGCCACAATACTTTCCAGCAACCACACCGCTACCGCCACGATGTATAGCAGCAGACTCTCCACGCTCACCCGGCTGAAGGTTCCATAGAAGTCGGTCCCAACCTCGAAGCCGTATGCCTTTGCAAGGTCGTTATTGTGCATGAAATCCGTCATCATGCTTTCCTTGATTTCCGCTATTGTTCTCATATTCTGTTTTGTTATTGCTGTCCCGTCTTTACTGGATTTCAAAGTCCACACCCACGCACATCTCCGAAATGCCGCCATGTTCCTGTTCTGTCTCCGCAGACAGTGAACAGGCAGGAGAGATGTCATTGGTCTTACTATATGCTTGCATACGCTTGTTCGGCACTTCGGGCAACAGCAGCCGCTGTCCGACCTCCAGTTTCGCTGCAGGGCTTATCCCGTTCAGTCGGGCCAAGTCCATGAGGGTATCGGCAGTACCTGTCTCTTGTATGGCAATGTCCGCCAGTGTCTGACCGTCCTTTACTTCAACTTCCATCTTACAACAAAATAAACAACCGATATCAATGCCAGGCAGAATGTTACGAAGCCTGTCTTCATAGCCGCTTTTTCTATCCAGCTCAATTCCTTTTCCTTGTAAACGACTTTGGGGTTTTCCCTGTAGTGTTTATGCTCCTTGGCATGCGTAGTTATACGGATAGTGTCATGTACCGCTGCCATTCCCTCGATTGCTGCTCCCGGCAGATTTTCAAGCGTATGTGTCAGCATGCCGTCGTGGAGACTTGCTACCGATCGATACAGGCCGTTCTCCAGTACGGAGCTTGTATCTCGTGTTACCTGCTGCTTGTAATATTCGGGTAGTGGAAGGGAAACGGGTACAAGACGCTCAGTTATCTTCACCGTGTCATGGCTGACGATGCGGAGCGTGTCGCGGCTGACATTCTCCATCGGCACATACACCTTGTGGGAGCATCCTGCACAGGCAAGTGCTGTCAGGATAAGCCACAAAAAGAATTTCGCTGTTTTCATACGTCTGTCGTTAGATTAGATATCTGCATATTCTGCCTTCGCGTCGAAGCACGGGCAGGCTTTTATGTACTCGCCCGGCGTAATCCGCCCATCATGGTTGAGGTCGGGCGAGAAGTCGCGGTGCCCCTGAATGGTCGCTGTCGGGTATTTCCTGTGCAGCAGCTTCAGCAGCGTGCGCAGGGCCGTCTTCTGCTCTGTCGTACGGTTATCCGTGGGCTTCCCTTTTTCGTTGATACCTCCGATGTAGGCCACGTTGATTGTGACCGCATTAAAGCCTTTCACACCGTTGCTCACCTCCTCTTCCGGCAACAGTTGCGTGACCGTGCCGTCGGCTGAAACAACGTAGTGATAGCCGGGCCTCTTCCAGCCTTTCCGCCGGAACTCTGTCTGTAGTTCCGCTATTGTCTGCGTCTGCAGGCTTGCCGTACAATGCACGGCGATGTATTTAATTATTCTCATACCTTTTTTGCGTGTAGGGTTTCCAGGGCTTCTGTCACATCTTCGGGGCGCACGTTCAGTTTACTGGCAATCTCGCCCGCCAGTGCCTTCTTCAGAATCTTCAAAAAAGGCATGTTCGGGAAGCAGATCAGCATACTACCTGCCGTACTCCACAGTTCCACTAAGATGATGCCGATACAGATGACACTGGTAGTCAACCCGCTACCGACACCAACCAATTTATCAATCAGGATAAAGATAAAAACGGCCGTACCGTACACGGCGAGTTTGGCGAAAGTGTCGCGTGCCAGCCCGCTCAACGCGAAGCGTTTCTGCATCAGGCTTGCCGCGATACCCCAAATCGCATCGAGCACGACCGCCATAGCCGTAAAGCCTACCATTTTCTCATAGCCTACGATAAAATTCATCAGCAGCAGAACTGCGCACAGAAGCCAGCCCCACACTGTGGAGAGGACTTCTAAAAGTTTTTGTAAAAAATGTTCTATCATCATTGTATCTTTATTTTAATAATATGTTGCGTCAATGTCTATACTTTTCAGTGTCAGCCTTATGCCGTTCACCTTTTGCCCGTCCATCTCCAGTTGCTCGCGGATAAGGCTGCGCCAATACAGCGGGTCATTGTCTTGCAGCATGTCGCTGATTCCACAACCTATCTGTGGATACTCCTTGAGTTCCCCTTTATGCAGTGCCAGTATCAGGGCTTGGTTCTGCCTTGTCGGATTGCCTATGGGTAGCCCCGTGGCGATAAGTCCGTGCGTATCTTTCTTCACGCTCGGTACCAGTTCCATGTCCGTCAGCAACAGTCCTTTCATACGCTTAATGCTTGATATTCTCATCCTCATAATCCGCCCGTTTGAGTTCTGCAGCCGGTACGGTCGGAGCCGTCGTCGGACCGTTCGGGGCGGTATGTATATGGGTGTTGAATGCCTTTACGAGTTCGTTGATTTTCGCTGTCAGCAAGTCAATCTTTATCAGCCCGCCGAGTTTTCCTCCGTTGATGATGACCCTTTCGATGCTGTCCACGGCCAACACCACCAGCTGCGACATATCCCCGGACAAGCTGCCCACAATCACCGCCGAACCAATCCGCGGTACCACCAGCATGTCATCATCTCTTGAAGCCTCCGAGGCCCGGAGCCTTACATCTGTGACCGTCAGGCTTCCCATTTTTACATCGCACAGCTCGCCTTCTAC